GGAACGCCGTTCCTCATGCCGTGAGGCTCTGGCGTGCCATTGGGCCACAAGGCGCAGCCGAGCGAATAGCCGATTTGAAACGGCTTGCTGTATCCGCATCCGCCCATGACGATCTCGCCATTCTTGCCAAGCGTGAAGCCGGCGACCTCCGCGACGCTGCGCGTGATCTCGACGATATGGGGCCTGCCGTTGTCGAGAATGATCGGAGCGAAGACGCGAAACCGCGCCGACATGCCGGACGAGCTGCGGTGCGTACACACGACTCGCAGGGTGGATTTCACAGGAACGATTTTTTCCAGCTTGGCGCGGCGGTACTCATGCAGCGCGGCAAGCCCCTCTTTGCCGTAGAGCGCGACGCAATCGCCCGCGGCGATGTTATCGGCCCAAAGGCCGCGATCGGCGGGATAGGTCTCGCCGTTGGGGAACTGAACTGCGGTTATCTTCTTTGACGTGGCCATGGCTTACTCCGGTTGAGTGTGAAGGCCGGGGATGGCGCTTCGTTCTGTGGCCAGCTAGGCCACAGTGTCGAAACGTCACGCCAACTTGCGACCGTAGTGCGAGGCGGCGCACGCGCCAGCCATGACACCGTGATTGCTGCGGACCGCCTCGCGCTTCTCACGGATGACGACGCGATTGCGCGCGTCCGAGATGATATTTTCGGCGGCGGCCTGGCCCATGCGCTTTGCGTAAGCGATGGCCTCGCCAACGGTGAGACCGGACGCCAGCGCGTCCAGAACGTGAGACATCCCCATATCAACGCCGTCGACGTAAGCGCCAGCGCGCGCGTTACGGACATCCTGTTCGGTGGCGGTCGTGTTGGCCATGGTCTCAAACTCCTTTGCGCCGCGGCGCGTTCCGGTGTCAAAACGTGTAAACGCATCAATTCGCTCTGTCAACACATACTCAACACGTCCAGAACGTTTTTGTTTCCCAACCCCTCATAGTGGTATCGGCCCCCTCTCATGTCATATCGCCTCTTTCCCATACTCACCCAAGCCATACAGCCACGTTCTGCCCCGCCGCCAAGTATTAAAAGCCCTCTATACTTATCGCGCCATCTCGCAGCCCCGATACCACTAGACGCCCCCAAAGTGGTATCGGGCCTCTATTCTACTCCTAGCCATCTGTTTTGCTCTAACGACTCTTTGAGTTCTACGGACTACTAGCTAACAGGGCTTTGAGAGCTGAAACAGGGATACTCAAATGTGCTTTAGACCCTTTAGTGGCGACGGCTGAAAGCCGCCTCTTTACCCCCTTAAGGGGGTAAGACGGTTTCATCGCCACACGGCCGGATCGGCGCTGAGAATGTTCAGGGCTGAACGATTTAGGCCCGTTATGAGCTTGCCGTATTATGGAACGTAAAAGCATGTTCCGGCTTCGCCTCGAGCTAAAGCCGCCTCCTACACGCGGGCGTGCACGCTACACGCGCGTAAGGGCGTAGCATGCGCAACGTGAGTAGGGCTCAACGTGAGTATGATACGCAAACACGCTAAGTCATTGAGATCATTGAACCCTAGACGCATGGGCTTGCCCTAGTGTCGCCGGCCCCTCGATCGAGCACGCCTGGAAGCTTTTAGACCCCCTAGGGGGAGTGGGGTAGGGGAGGGGGCCGTCAGGCCAGCCGCGATGAACTCCCGCAGAGGCCGGAGAAATCCCAACACAAAATGCGTATAGGCTCAAAGACGCTTTGTATCTCAACGGCCATACCGTCTCTGAGTAAAAATCGGCCGAAAATTCCGCCCCACACTCAAGTTGTCTTCGAGACCTCACGACCCAAAGACCCAAAGACCCGCAGGCCAAAAATTCCGATGCGCTGGCTCTTGACGGCCCATTGACCGCGGCGTCAGTAGGGTCTAAGACGTCAGGACCGTTCACTCTCAGGAGCCTCCCCATGGGCCGACAGGAAGACCTAGACGCCGCTTATGCCGAGCTGGAGCGCCGGAAGAACCCCGAGCCTTGCGGCCTGTGCCACGGCGCGGGCGTGAACAATAACAGTCGGCTCTGGCCGGGGCGTATCGCGTGCCGAGCGTGCAAGGGCTCGGGGGTCGAGGAGCCTTACACCGTGGCCGGACCCGGCGGTGAGCGCGTCATCGTGACGATGGAGGACATCAAGGCGATCATGGACAAGAAGCTCCACGTCGGCCAGATCAGCTCCAGGCAGGGTGACGGCTCCCGGCCCTACGCGGTGTTCTCCAAGCGCGAGTGCGCCGCGGAGATCGCCGAGATGGTCAATCGCAGGTTCAACAGCCGAGCAGGAGAGAAGTGATGCCCAAGGATGAAAAGCTGTTTGAGTATGACGACGGCCTGCCGCCCGCGTGGGTCTGTCTGATCGTCGTGCTGACGATGCCGTTCTGGCTCCCGTTCGCACTCGTGGCCGCGATGCTGTGCCGGTGGAGGGCGCTATGATGCACGTCCTCGACAGCGCGATCCTGTGGGTCATCCTAGCCTGCTCGATCGCATACGGAGTTCGCAACACATGACCCGCCTCATCGGATACGCCAGGGTCTCGACGACCGATCAGGAAGCCGGGCTCGACGCGCAGCTCCGTGATCTGTTCGCCGCCGGCTGCGCCGCGTGGGAGACCTACACGGAGCGGACGTCGGCGGTCGGGAGCCGGCCCGGCTTGGAGACGGTCCTAGGGCAGCTCCAGAAGGGCGACACGCTCGTCGTCACCAAGCTCGATCGCCTGGCCCGCAACGTCGCTCACCTGTGCGAGATCGTCGAGCGCATCAAGGCTCGGGGCGCGTCGCTGCGCATCCTCGCCATGGGGCTCGACACCGGGACGCCGACCGGGACGCTGATGCTCAACGTCCTCGGGGCGGTGGCGCAGTTCGAGCGCGAGATCATGCTGGAGCGCCAGCGTGAGGGGATCGCCAAAGCCAAGGCCGCGGGGAAGTACCGGGGGCGCGCAGCCAAGCACGACCCGGCCGACGTCAAGGCGACGCACGCCCGTCACGTCGCCGAGCGCGCGGCGGACCCGATCGACCTGACGGCATGCAACTTCGGCCTGTCAGCCCGGCAGGTCCAGAGGATCGTGCGCGGCAAATGAACCAGACTTGCCGGCGGGCGTTCCTTCCGGCAAGTTGCGTCGCCCAACCCCAACAGGAGGCCACCACGGCCAAAGCACCACGCAAGACGCCCGCGCCGCTCGGCACGCCCGAGAACCCGAGCAACACGGTCCAGGCCCCGATCGCGCCCGCCCCGAACCCCGACGAGCCCACGCCCGGCGTCATCGACCCCGAGGCCAACCCGGCGAGCAATCAGACCGACAGCCCCGTGCCGTCGTCCGAGCTGCCGACCGGCCCGCTGCCGCCGAGCGCCACCACGGTCGGCGAGCCCGAGACCGACGATGACGGCAAGGGCAAGCCCGAGACCGCGCAGGCCGCGATCGAGCGCGTCAAGAAGGGCGAGTTCGCCACCGACGAGGACCGCCAGGCGGCGATGAAGCGCTGGCCCAACCTGTTCGCCGAGACCGCCAAGAAGTAGGCTTTCCAGCCGGCCGGCAATCTGCTACCCCTCGGGCAATCAACCCGAGGGGTTTTTCATGATCTCGCGCGCCGCCACCCTTCCCGTCCTCTCCGGCTCCGGGGCCACTCTGGTCGCCCTGCCGCCGGTCTCGATCTACGCCTACCCTCCGGGGCAGGGCGGCACGACCACCAACCGGCCGGCTTCGCCCAAGGCCCGCGACGAATACTACGACACCGACCTGCGGGAGCCGATCTTCTACAACGCCGGCCGCGCTCGGTGGGAGAGCTTCACGGGCGAAAGCCGCGCGTGATGGTCGCGCCGCTCGGGATGGATCAGACGCTCTACGACTTCCTGCTTCCCTACCGGGCGGCCGAGGACCGGACAGTCGCGCAGCGCAAGACCAACCCCCGCGCGCTGCGCCAGGACGACACGCTGCGCCGGCTGGAGTGGCGCGGCTGGCTCCAGTGGGTCAAGACCGTCCCGGTCGGCCCCGGCTCGATCTTCACGGCCGCCTCGATCGACGCCTACTACCGGATCACGGACGACGGGATCGCTGCGATGGAGCGCTTCGAGAATGGCTGAGTATCCGGTCAAGAACGGCGCTGGAGCCGACATCGTCACCGGCTATGACGTCGACGCGCACCCCTTCGTGCCGCGCGATCCGGCCGGCGACTATCCCGTCAAGAACGGTCTCGGCCAGAACATTATCGCCGCGGCCCCGACGCTGACGAAGACGTGGCCGACCCGGCCTGACGGCCAGCGTGTCGTCAGCCGCTATCCGGTCAAGGACGGCCTCGGGGGCGACATCGTCCTTGGCACGGGTGGGGTGTCCTACGATGCCGATGCCGTGGCACTGTTCGCTCGCATGGCTGCGGCTGGCGAGGAACCGAGCGCGGCCCGCAAGCTGCTCTACAACACCGCCATCGTTGACTGGAAAGCGTCCGGCTTCTGGGCCGATTGCCGAGGCCTTTACGTCATGGCAAGCCACGGTCCGATCAGCGGTCGGATGAACTGGAAGGGCGACATCTACAATCTGACGCCGGTAAACTCGCCGGCCTTCACGATCGATCGTGGCTATCTGTCGGACGGCTCGTCCAGCTATCTCGACACCGGCTACGACCCGCTGACCGTCAACGAAGGCTTTACGCAGGACAGCGGCCATATTGGCGTCTGGTCGCGCACAGACGGGCAAAGCGCGGCATCAGATTGCGGCAACGGCAACACCATTATTCTGGCGCGTAGCACGACGGATGTCGTGTTCCACCGGATTAACGCATCAGGGTCCGCGAGCGTCGCTAACACGGATGGCCGGGGGCATTTTGTCGCCAACCGCATCGTCTCAACCAACTCGCGCGTCAACCGTAACGGCTCGCTGCTTGCAAACAGCGTTTTGGCTTCGGCCAGCATGGCCAGCGGAAATTTCCGTTTCTGCGGGCGCAGCACGACGGTCCAGTATTCGGCCCGCCAACAGGCTCTCGGACATTTCGGTGTCGGGCTGTCCGAAGCCGAGATCGCCGCAGCCTACGCCACAGCCCTCACCCTCTTCATCGCGATAGGAGCCGCCTGATGGCCGCACAAGCATGGATCATCCTGACGACCGCACAGGCCGATGCATCGGTTCTGCTCAACGATCAGAACGCCGCTGTCGATCCGCGCGAGATCGACAACCCGCTTGCCAACAACCTGGGAGAGGGCACGCTGCTCGGCAAGCGCGTCCTGCCGGCTCGCATCCTCAACGATCCTGGCTATTCCCGCTGGCAGCCGTCGCTCGGCTCACTGCCGATCCGGACCATGGATGCGGACGTGCTGTTCCTGCCGGTTCTGGAGGGGCAGTAGAGCCCATCACCCTTTACAGGGCAGAGGGGCTAGACCAGCCCCTCCAGCTCGGCCGGGATCGCGACGAGGTCTAGCACGTCACCATGACGTTCCGGGGCCGGCAGGGGCGCGGCGACCGGCAGCGCGATCGGCAGCGGCCGGGCCTGCATGCTGACAGCCATCCCCATCTGCGCGGTCTGGAGCGCTGCGATGATGACGTCGTCGCTGCGGCCTGTGTCGACCCGGAGCCGCTGGACGAACTTCTCCGGCCACATCTTCTCCAGAACCCATTTGATATTGTTCGAGATGACCGTGGCCATCTTGGCGTCGGTGTTGCCGTACATCGTGCGTGGGTCCGACGTGTCGATCTCTACGAGAATTTCAAGCATCTGGTCGCGGCACTCCAGCAGCGCCTCCTCGAACATCTCGGCCAGCTCGGGATGCTTCTTCATCGCCTGCTTCATCGCCGTCCACGACGTCTCCGCGGTGCGGCAGGCGCGCGTCGGGAGCTGGCCTTGACGGATGTAGTCGAGAACCTGCATGAACTTGGGGAAGGTTTCAGCGGGCAAGGTCAAGGCGGGGCTCCATGGCTCAAAACAATGACGGCGTCAGCGTCCAGACAAACCGGCAGCTCGCCGAGCATATTGCACGGTTCAGGAACGACCCGCTAGGCTTCGTCATGTTCGCCTTCCCGTGGGGCCAGGCGGGGACCAAGCTCGCCAGCAAGGCCGGGCCGGAGCCGTGGCAGAAAGACCTCCTCATCAAGCTCGGGGAGCACTGCCGCACGAACGCCGAGCTGCGCGACATCGGGCTCGACTATGAGGTCTGGCGCTCGGCCGTCGCGTCTGGCCACGGCGTCGGCAAGAGCGCGATCGTGGCCTGGCTGATCTACTGGCTGATGTCGACCCGGCCGGACTGCCGCGGCGTCGTCACGGCCAACACCGGAGCGCAGCTCGAAACCCGCACCTGGCCCGAGCTGTCGAAGTGGCACGATCTCGCCATCAACAAGCACTGGTTCACATGGACGGCGTCGTCGTTCTTCTTCTCGCAGTACCCCGAGGAGAAGCGCAAGAATTACATGGTCTCGGCGCAGACCGTCTCGAAGGACAACACCGAAGCGTTTCAGGGTCTTCACAATGAAGGCTCCGCGGTCTTCGTCATCAAGGACGAGGCGTCAGGTATCGACGAGAAGATTTACGAAGTCGCCGAAGGCGCGCTCACGGACGGCGAGCCGTTCAGCTTCGACTTCGGCAACCCGACGCAGCCACAAGGCCCCTTCTTCGACGCGTTCACGAAGCACTCCAACATCTATACTTACCTGCGCCACGTCGACAGCCGTGAAGTCTCCCACACGAACAAGAACCAGCTCCAGAACATCATCGACAAGTACGGGGCCGACAGCGATCAGGCCAAGTACCGCGTCTACGGCCAGTTCCCGACCCGCTCCTATAACGGCTTCATCACGCCCGAGGAAGTGCGCGCGGCGCAGGAGCGCAAGGAGTACGGCGACCCCGACACCGCCCTCATCATGGGTATCGACGTGGCTCGCTACGGCGACGACGACACGGTGTTCTATTTCCGGCGCGGGCGCGACGCGCGCTCGATCCCGATGATGACCTTCAACGGGCTCGACACCACGCAGGTCACAGAGCAGGTCGCGATCCAAGTCGCCAAGCACAAGCCGGACGGGATCATCGTCGAGAGCATCGGCCCCGGCGTCGGCGTGATCGACCAGCTTCGCGCTCGCAACATCCGCGTGATCGAAGTGCACCCCGGCTCGCGCGCCGACAAGTACCAGATTTTCTCGAACAAGCGGGCCGAGTGGTGGAGCCGGATGAAGGACTGGCTCGACCACGGCTGCTTGCCGATGGACCCGGAGCTGGACGAACAGCTCACCACGATCACCTACTTCCTCAACAAGTCGACGAACCTGATGCAAATGGAGAGCAAGGCCGACATGAAGGAGCGCGGTCTGCCGTCGCCCGACAAGGCCGACGCCCTGGCGCTCACCTTCGCGACGAAGGTCTCGCCGAAGACGCGGCGCGTCAACGGCACCTATTCAGGCCAGACCGCGCTCACCGACTACAATGTCCTCGATTATGGACAGCCTGCCATCTAGCGTGTAGACAGAACGCTTCTCGAAGGGGCCGACGCATGTCGATGTTCAAAGGGCCGAAAGCGCCACCGCCGCCCGGTAGCCCGCCGCCACCGCCGGAGCGGAGCAGCGCTGAAATTCAAGAGCTGGCCGCCGCGCAGAGGAAGAAGTATTCGCAGGGGGCGGGGGGCCGGGCGAATACGGTCTTCACGGGCGGCCTCGGGGTTGTCGATGAAGGGGCGGGAACAAGGCTGCTTGGCGGGGGCATGTAATGGCCAAGTATGACGACGGCCGGTGGGCTATCGACCGCTACAATCAGGCCCGCCAGCTCCGCATGCCCTACGAGAGCGAATGGCGGCGCAGCGCGGCTTACTGCCTGCCGACGCAGTTCCACCTATGGCAGACGGTCGGCTCGGCCCCCATCACGCCAAACAACCCGGCGACGACCGTCCAGTTCGCTCACGACAGCACGGCGCGAAAGGCCGTGCCGAAGTTCACGACGATCTGTCATCGGCTGGCCACCCCGAAGTCGCAGGTCTGGCACAAGGCCGCCGCCTCGAACCGCGACCTGATGAAGATCAGGGCCGTGCAGCTCTACTTCGGCGAGCTGAACCGCGTCGTGTGGGCCGCCCGATATGAAGCCAAGGCGCGCTTCTCGGCCGCGCAGACGCTCCACTATGCGTCGCAGGGCGTCTACGGGACCGGCGTGAAGTTCATCTCCAGCCGGCGCAAGACGCCGCTCAGCCCCCGTTCGGGGCTCCACTACCGGAACGTTAATCTGCGCGACGTCTATGTCCTGCTCGACGAGGAGGGCAACGTCGACACGGTGTTCCGTGATCTGTGGCTGACGGCCCGCCAGGCGGAACAGAAGTTCAAGATGGAGCGCCTGCCGCAGCGCGTGAAGAACGAGCTGGCGAAGCCCAATCCAAGCGAGACCGAGAAGTTCCACTTCATCCACGCGGTCATGCCGCGGGAGGACTACGAGCCCGGCCGCATGGACGCCCGCCGCTACCCCCTGGCCTCCGTCTATGTCGGGGTCGAGGAGAAGTGTCTCATGGACGAGGCAGGGGGCTATAGCACCTGGCCCTACATCGTCAGCCGCCACTTCCCCGACGAGGTCTATGGCGTGAGCCCGGCGCAGTTCGCGCGCGAGGCGATCGGCTCGGCCAACGCCATGAAGAAGACGCTGCTCAAGCAGGGGCAGAAGGCCGTCGATCCGGTCCTGATCGGCTTCGACGACGGCATCGTCAACGGGCGCGTCGACATGCGGCCGGGGGCCTACAACCCCGGCGGCGTGGACAGCCAGGGTCGCAAGCTCATCCAGACGCTCGACGTCGGCCGGGTCGACATCGGCGCGGAGCTGTTGCAGGCCGAGCAGCGCGACATCGAAGACGCCTTCTTCGTCAAGCTGTTCCAAATTCTCGTCGACACGCCCGAGATGACCGCCACGGAGGTCATGGAGCGCGTCGCCGAGAAGGCCGCGTTGCTCGCGCCGACCATGGAGCAGATGCAGTCGGAAGACCTCTCGCCGTCCTTCGAGCGCGAGATCGACGTGCTGGATCAGCTCGGCCGCTTGCCCGAGATGCCGCCCGAGCTGATCGAGGCAGAGGGCGAATACGACGTCATCTGGACCTCGCCTCTCGCCAAGTCGCAACGCGCCGAGGAGGTATCGGGCTTCACCCGCATCGTCGAGATGGCCACGGCCGCGGCGCAGGTCACGCAGGACACGAAGCCGCTTCGCCGGATCAACTTCGACCGCGCGATCCCCGAGATCGCCGACGTGCTCTCCGTGCCGCCCGAGTGGCTG